ACCGGATGATTAACTGCATCGCTGTCATCATACCAAAGTAGATTATCTCCTTTCCCGATCGTGAGCATTTGATATCCAACATCAATGTTCGTCGGGAGATGATCAGGATCAGGATTGAATTCGTCGATCAAGGCTAATTCATCAAGAGGTTTGTTTGAATAGTGACAGCGATAATGTGGTTGGTCGTCTTTAGCACCTGCGGGGAAAAATTCTTCAACTTGCCGGCACTTACATGCGGTCACGGTGATGTTGTCTGGTCGTCGAATAAAAGAATCTCCAACAGTAGGAAGATCATAGGTTCCATCCGTATCATCACGAATGAAAACACGTATGCCAACAATTCCCCGTTCCTTCTTGATGTATTTGTAATCCCTCATTATTTCCCGATAGGAAGCCATTTGGATCTCCTCTAATACCAATTCCCTATTTCCGTCAACCTTCTGAAATTACGGGGAAGGGAAGCTTCACATTCAAATCTTTCAATTCATCAACAACAGCATCAAGTCTCCTTTTTATTCCTCTTAACGCATCCGAAGTTTCTCCTGAAGGACCAAGCAAAGGAAGCTTCTCCCAATCTGGTTCCTTCGGTTTCGGAGGAAGAATTGGTTCTTCCATTCTGGAGACAGAACGTTGCACCGTTGCCCAAAATTGACCTGCATCCATTAGAACGCCAAGCTTAGATCTACGTTGCCGGTCAAGAATATCTGCTGTCTTTTTCTCCCAAGCAGCAATGTCTTCTGCATACTTAGCTCTAGCACGATCCATCACAATCGTGTTATATTCTACTGCCAGACGAGCAAGCTTGAATCTCATCATATTAATCTCGGCCTGGCGTGCGTCCCTTTTGACCCTTTCATTTTCTCTCTCGATTTCAGATAATTTCTTTGCCTTCTCGATCGCCCGTTCTGTCTCTTCTCTTCGTGCACGATCCAGTCTAAGCTTTGCTGTCGCGGATTCTAATTCTTTGCCAGGTAACTCTTCAAGATATTTCAATTCCTGCATGATCTCGAGATATTCGATGTTGGGTTTAAGAATAAACTCAATGAAAGATCGTCCCGCGTTCCTGCAAGCTTCAGTAAAGATATCTATACTGCCGTGAGTTCCCCGTAGTTGCTTTTGAGCAACCTCGAACGAAGCACCAAAACTGTTTTCCAGACTGTCTGCAAATTTCTGAAGATCCCCAGGTCCACGACGAATAAGTTCAAGCATACCAGCAAGGACTCTTTTCCCAAACAAAGCTTCGAGTGTTGAGTTTCTTGTTTCCTCATTAACCCGACGAAGGACAGGAACAAGAACTCTCATAATCTCCATCAAAGACCGCATTCGTCCTTCGTCGTCATATATCGCAATCCCTAAAGATTCTAATTTATCGCGTGCTTCACTCGTAGGCGCTGCAAGACGAGTAAGACCTGTTCGCATTGCCATGCCTGCTCGTGACCCCTTGATTCCTACATCGGCCATTGCAGCAATCATAGTGACAGTTTCTTCAAAAGTGTTATTAGTTACTTTTGCAATTCCAGCAGTATAAGATAAAGATTCCCCAAGCTGCGTAAAGGTCATGTTAGAACTTGTAACAGCTTTCGCCATAACGTCCGTCACATAGGACGTGTTTGTAAATGCAATTTGAAACCCCTTCATCGTGTCGACGACAGATTCCGCAGCATACCCCATGTCCATCATTCCCGCTTTAGCCAACGTTGCTACATGAGGAAAAGCAGCAATCTGTTCTGTCGCGGATAAACCAGCAGAACCAAGATAGTAAAAAGCCTTAGCAAGATCTTCAGCAGCAACACCAAGATCCGTTGACATCTTGATAGCCATGTTCGACATTGCTTCAAATTGATCTGCCGTCGTATCCGAAACAGCAGTTGCTTCCGCCATCGCCTGGCTAAAACCAACTGTTGCTCGAAAGGATGATTGGAGAGCATGGCCGAGAGTGCGCAGTACTGCCACGAGAGCAAAAGCTTTAGCTGCGAACAAGGCAACGGAACCCGCCAACCCGCCCATCCTCGTTCTAAGGGCTCCTAGTGCTCCATAGGCCTGCGTAGTATCTGCACCCACTTGAATATACGCATCCGCGATCTTTGAACCAACAACGGCCATTATGAACCTCGCTTAGAACGATCAACCTCTAACACTGCGCGGCCAACGTCCTTGATCCCTCGACCTTTGAAATACCCAACCGCTTTATCAAAAGCTTCTGTGTCGTCATCCGTTGTCGGGATTCCTGAAGAAGATGATTTCAATTCCATAGCTTGAATCCTTTCTGTAACAGATGAACAGACGATCAAAAATTGTGGGATCGTCAAGTCTCCAATGTCGCTTGGGAGCTGGTTAGAGACTTCAAAAATAAGTCCAAGAATTTTCTCCCAATCAGGCGCCGGTTCCTTTTCTTTCTTAACCTCGCCACCTTCCTGTTCAGTTTTTTTTTGGTCGTGTCCCAATCCTCATTTAACCCCGAAGCGACGTCGATAAATAACATGATCTCGTCCATGTTTTCAATCGTGATTACTTCTCGTAACTCTTCGATAGTAACCTCAGGATGACGCTTCTGGATAGAACGAAAAAGCAATTGAGTCGACCCCTCAAGCGTAGTCAATTTCTGATGTGTGATGTGAATGAACTCGGAACCGTTTGGAAGATCCTGGATCGCTTTCCTTAAGAAGCGAATCTTCTCGTCACCCTCTAGATCTTCTGCTGCTTTCCTAATTCGACCGATCAATTCAGATTCCACCCATCGTTCAACAGAAGCAAGGTCGTTGACAGTAATCGGACTAAGAAAGAACTTTCGATCCCCAAGTCTTAGTTCGACAGGCTGATTCGATACGTCTTTCAAATTCTTCATTGAAAAGTTCTCCTTTATGTGATTGTAATTACGCCGCTGAACTTCCCACGATATCTGAACATCACGATTCCGTCAACTTCACATTCAACAGGACCTTCTTCGATCTTCGCCGCACCAGAGATCGTCGTCGCGGATGTGTTCAATTGCAAAGCCGCAACATCCCCAACCGCGATCTGATCTGTCAAAGAATTGAACTCAAAGGTTCCACCCTTGAGACCTACGACATATTCTTCCCAACCAGCTGAATCAAAACTCGTTGCATCCAGCGTACGAGCAGTAAGAACAGCAGACCATCCTTTCACTTCCGCGACAGAACCGTCCGAACTTACAGAACCATCTTTTCCCGAGATTGCAGCAGTCGCCATGACTACTCCCTCCTTTATTTGCCCAGATAGAAACGGTATTGAACAATGTATTCATACCCGCCATCTGGATCGTCCAACAGTTGATCAGACAACCGATCCGTTCTAACATTCGTCCACCCCGAGACCGTCAAAGTCACATCGTCGAATAGAGCAATCAAAGCATCGTAGATATTGCAAACAGCGATTGGACTGTCCTCGTTGTCGTCGTGAATTGAGAATTGGATTATCGTGTCATTAAACATACTTGAATTTGTTCGATCAACAGCTGTTCCAACATTCCTCCACACCAAGTAAGGGCACGCTACCTTTGACGGAACCCTATGCGGCCGGTAGTCAGAAATCAATGCACGAAGAGTATCCCCGTCTGGAGACGCGGTGATCTTCGCCGCAATAGCATCATAAAGTGCTTTCACCTAACCTTAACTCTCTCGATGATTGCTCCACACCCGCGACAACGATATTTGAAAGTCGTCTCCGAAACTTCTCGTTTCCCGCTTGAAGTTCTAGCATCGTCCTTCATTATCCGTTTGGATGAATTTCGAACGAAGTCGACTTCCATATTCTTCTTGCACTCCTTACACTTCAGCTGCATCTCACTCCTCCTTTACCCGCGTTTGACGGGCGTTGTTAGTAAAGCCTTCAACCGGTACCGGTTCCTAGAAAGTGCGGGACGAAGATGTGGTCGAGGTTCCATTTTTCTCGTCCCCAATTCCAAATAGAGCGGGTAAGAATGTGGTGCCCCTTTCGCCGGTTTGATCGTACTCCCAATCTTCCGTGTCGTATCAGACGGAGATTCGTATGTGATGCTTCGTTTCAAATGTCCTGTCTGAACATGAGGCGGTTCTCCTGGAGCAGAAGGATGAGACCGTTTCCAACCCTTTGAACTTCCTCTCGTCTTCCCAGGCTGTGCCGGTGCGCTTCCATAACTTCGCCGGATATCATTGACCAGAAGATTTGCTGCTCGGTCCAGATTGTCAGACAAACCATGAGTCACCATTTGCATGAACGAGTGGTCGTACCAAACAACAACTGTATTCTTCACGTTCATCTTACCAATCTCGTGATTAGTTCGTAGTGATGGTCTCTTGGTTTGTCCACACCTTCGATATCGAAAGTTTCGCTACCAATTACGAACCTCATCTGTTCTGTAATCTCGAAACTCTGGATCTTGCAGAAAATTCGATGAGTGACTACAACTCCTTCTCGCCCATAAACGGTTCGTTCGTTTATAGAAAGTTGTTGCTTGTAGCAACGAACGTTTGTTGCTTTATCAGACCAAGCGAGAGTTTGTCCCCGCATGGAGTCGTTGGTCTTTGCGGACTCCTTGATCGTCCCCGTATGAATAAGAAGGCTATTGAAGCTCACAACTCAGGTCTCCTCCAGTTCCATAACTCATCAGAGAATTCATCGAGGATCTTGTCAGTAGTCGGACCTCCTGCTCTGGTATAGGAGTAGTTACCGATCTTCTCTGATTTCATCGACCCGTCTTCTTCCAATCGTTGATAAGCAGCTGCGACCATTCGTGTCACAAGAAAGATCAAATCCTGCGGAAGAGTTCCATCATCGTTCTCATCCGGTAGATCGTACCCCGCTTGATAGTAAATGAAAATGTTCTTGGTCCCTCTGGGAAAACATTGATCAACAGCAACGATCTCGCTTACTGTTTCTGTGTCAACGATTGCTTCAATGAACTGGTTTGGGATAGTGAGATATCCCCGGCTTACGAAGTCTGCTCTCTTGGAAAAGTAAGGACGAAGAAGGTCTGGTGAGTAGACTTGATAATCGGTTGAATTGATCGTCAAGGTCCACCCCGCTACAGCATCTACTGCAATCTTCAAAGCAGAGATTGTCGCGT